GCAGGCCTGCGGAGTGTTCAAATGCAGGTCCTTTCATATAGGAAACCGCGCGCCCCTGGACGCAGATTTTTTTTTCTAGAAAAGGATCGAAAATGAGAAAACAAACACAAGGCTCAAAGTTTACTCCTACGTCGAGGGATCGGATGCAGGTTCGAAAACTTGCAGGACTTGGTATTCGTGAAGATGATTTGTCAGCCTTGATGGAAATTTCTCCGCCGACGCTGCGCAAATACTTTGCGAAGGAATTGCAACAAGGCCATACTGAAGCTACTGCGAAGGTATCGCAATCATTGTTTGATATGGCCACAAATTCGGACAAGCCTAACGTGGTGGCGGCAATTTTCTGGATGAAATGCCGTGGAGGATGGCGTGAGAACAGTGAATTAGGTAAGAAAGAGGCAGCGCGTCAAACCGCAGAAGAAATTGAGAAAGGCGATTATTCAGCAGCGCCAATACCTTTAAGAGTTGTAAAATGAATAGTCGCTGGAGTACCCGAATTGTCAAGGGCGAAAGTATCATCCCTCCGCCGATCTATCCAGCTGAGGCCGAGCGCGCGTTGGCGATCTTCAAGCGGCTGCGTCTGACCGATGTTCGTGGCAGGCCGACGCTTGGCTCGGCTTGCGCGCCATGGGTGTTCGATTTCGTGCGCGCGGTTTTCGGCGCGTGCCCGGACAGAGGCGACACCGCTGGCGTGCAGGAGATTCGGGAGTATTTCCTATGTATCGCAAAAAAAAATAGCAAGAGCACAATCGCTGCTGGAATCATGCTCACGGCGTTGATCTTGTGCTGGCGCGAGAATGAGGAGCACTTGATCCTTGCGCCGACGAAGGAGGTCGCCGACAATTCGTTCGCGCCAGCCGCTGCGATGGTCCGCGCTGATTCGCAGCTTGTCAAATTGTTTCATGTCCAGCAACACCTGCGCACGATCACGCATCGAGTGCGCGGCAACACGCTCAAGGTTGTAGCTGCTGATACCGACACTGTGTCAGGCAAAAAGGCAGGGCGCGTCCTGGTTGATGAACTATGGGTGTTCGGCAAGAAGCACAACGCAGACGCTATGCTGATGGAAGCGACTGGCGGCCAGGCTGCACGCGACGAGGGATCCACGATCTATTTGACCACGCAAGCGGATGACGCACCAGCGGGAGTTTTCAAGGACAAGCTGCAATATGCGCGTGACGTGCGGGATGGCGTGATTGTCGATCCGGCGTTCCTGCCTGTGATTTACGAATACCCGCAGGCGATGAAAGACGCGAAGGCGTGGGAGAACCCAGAAACATGGCACATCCCGAATCCGAACCTTGGGCGTTCGGTGTCGAAAGAATGGCTCGCGCAGAACTTCGAGCAGCGCAAGGAAAAGACAGACGGGCAATTGCAGCAATTCCTGGCCAAGCATTTCAATGTCGAAATTGGCCTGGCGCTGCGGTCGGATCGGTGGGAAGGCGCGGAGCATTGGGAGTCTGCCGCGCGCCCATTGTCGCTGGATGATCTGATCCGGCGCAGCGAAGTGATCGACATCGGCATCGACGGCGGCGGATTGAATGACTTGCTCGGGCTGTACGTGATCGGGCGCGAGAAGGGATCGGGCTGCAAGCTCGGGTGGGGCAGGGCTTGGGCTGCTAAAGTTGCGCTGGACCGTAGGAAGTCCATCGCGCCAGCATTGCGCGGGTTCGCCGCCGATGGCGACATGGGCATCGTTCCGCAGGTCGGCGAAGACATTGCCGAGTTGGTTGAGGTGTGCGTGCAGGCCTACGATTCTGGCTTGCTGGACAAGATCGGGTGTGATCCAGCAGGAATTGGGGCAATTGTAGAATCGCTCGAAAAGGCGGGCATCCCGAAAGACAAGATTGTCGGCGTGTCGCAAGGCTGGCGATTGGGTGGCGCGGTCAAGACGGTTGAGCGATGGCTGGCAGACGGCACATTCCGCCCGTCTGTGCAGCCGTTAATGGCATGGTGTGCTAGCAATGCTCGTGTGGAAGCGCGCGCAAACGGTATAATAGTGACAAAGCAATCGAGCGGTCAGTCGAAAATTGACCCGCTGATGGCATTGTTCAATGCCGCCTACCTGATGGCGTTGAACCCGGCGTCGCAGGGTGGCGGCCTTGTTTTGATGGCGCTTGGAGGGTGAAGAATGGAAAGGGCTTGGAGTCTGTTGCAGGTCAAAGACGTTGCCGACGAGCAGCGCATCATTCGCGGAATTGCCACGACGCCGACCGTTGATCGCATGGGCGACATTGTTGAGCCGCTCGGAATGCAACAACGAGGGGCTGTCAAGCTGCACTTGTACCACCGTCATGATATGCCGGTCGGCCTTGTGCAATTCGGCGCGCCGACGAAATCCGGCATTCCATTCGAAGCGACGATTCCCGATGTGCAGGAAGCTGGCACGCTGCGCGAGCGCGTCAATGAGGCGTGGCACTCGGTCAAGTACAAATTGCTGGATGCCGTGAGCATTGGGTTTTCAGTGTTGGAAGACGGAGCCGAACTGATGAAGTCCGGTGGTCTTCGGTTCACGAAGTGGGAAATGCTCGAATTGTCGCTGGTTGGCGTACCAGCGAACCCGAATGCGGTCATTACCGCGTTCAAGTCCGCTGATTCAGCGCAAATCCGGTCTGCATTGCAGATTGCGCGGAATTGCGGGCGAGGATATGCTATTCCCGAGGTTGCAATTCCAAGTCGGCGAAATGCCGATGGTTCAATCAAGATTGATACTGCCGTGAGGCAGCGTTAGGCCCAAAAGACGGTCGCCGGGTGAAAGACCCGGCACTATTCGCAGGCGCGCGGGGACGCGCGTTTGCATTGTTGGCGCAATGCGATCTGCATCATTTCACCGCCGTAAGGCGACGAGGACAAGACAATGAGCAAGACCATTTCCGAGCATTTGGCCGGCGTGAAGCTGGCGCGTGAAGATGCAAACAAGAAAATGCTGGTCGTCGCGCAGAAAAGCGTTGACGAAGGCCGCAGCATGAATTCTGCCGAGCAACAGGAGTTCGACGCGCTCAAGGCCGAAATCAATTCGCTGGACGCCGACATCGAGCGTTACAGCGAATTGGAAGCGATGCAAATCAAATCGGCCAAGCCGGTTACCGAGCAAGCGGACGCGGCGGCAAATCGCGCTGTCAAGCTGGAGCCGGTGCAGGTCAAGCACACCGAGAAGCTGGAGCCTGGCATTCTGTTCGCACGTGTTGCCCGCGTGAAGGGCTTGGCGAAGACCGGGCAGGCTGGATCGAGCGACCCGTTGCTTGTCGCGCGCGCGGTGTATCCGCATGATGAACGTTTGTCCGGCATGTTTGAGAAGGCATCCGTCAACGCTGCCAATACCATCGATGCTACATGGGCAAGCAATCTGATCAATGATGGCGGCGCGGCGTTTGCCGACTTTGTCGAATATCTGCGCCCGCGCACGCTGGTCGGTCAGATCAGTGGTCGCTTGCGTCGGTTGCCGTTCGACACGCCTGTGTTGGTGCAAGGTTCCGCTGCCGCCGCTGGCTGGACGAAGGAAGGCGTAGCCAAGCCTGTTACCGAATGGACGTACACTCGCACCAAGCTGGCCCCGTTGAAGGTTGCCGCGATTGCGGCAGCGACCAAGGAAACTCTCATGCGCGCTTCCATCGCTGCGGATACGTTGCTGCGTGACGAGCTGGCGAGAGCGATTGGCGCGACCATCGACACTACGTTCATCGATCCCGCTGCGACTGCCGTGACCGACACCTCGCCCGCTGGCGTGCTCAATGGCGTGTCTGCGACCACGCTTTCGGCTGGCGGTTCGCTGGACAACATCCGCAAGGACATTGCGACCTTGGCGACTGCGTTGGTTGCTGGCAATCAGTCCTTGGCAAATGCGTTCTGGGTTGTTCCGGAAACGGTTGCGGTGGCGTTGTCGCTGGCTACCAACGAGGTTGGCGCGCAAGCGTTTGCGGGCATGTCGCCGACCGGTGGCACGTTGGCGGGCTTGCCTGTCTTTGTGTCGAACTATGCCGGCACGGACAGCACTGGCAGCGTGATCGCGCTTATCAAGGGTGATGAAATCTTCCTTGGCGACGAGGGCGGCGTGCAGGTGAGCATGTCCGATCAGGCGTCGCTGGTGATGGATTCCGCGCCTTCGATGAACAGCACCACGCCGACCGCTGCGCAGGTTGTCAGCATGTTCCAGACGAACAGTGTTGCCTTCCTTGTGGAGCGTTTCATCAACTGGCAGCGCCGTCGTGCGCAGTCGCTTGCATGGGGACGTGGTCACTGGACGCTGTAACGTCAGGCAGGGTTTGCCGGGGGAGAAATCCCCCGGCTTTTTAGGAGCAGCTATGCGCATTATGTACAAGACCACAAAATGCGAACGTGACATTGACGATGAGGCGGGCGCGGCGCTTGTCGCGCATGGAATTGCTGTTCGCGTTTTGGCGGACAACGATGGCGACGTATTGCCTGATGTTGAAATTTCAACGAGCACTGGGAAGCAGAAGCGCAAATACAATCGGCGTGATATGACTGCGGAAACCTAAATGCAAATCTTCGGCTTGACGATCACGCGCCAGAAATCTTTGCAGCCTGTGGACGCGGCTCCGGGCATTTGGCGCACGATTTTCGAGCCGTTTGCCGGCGCGTGGCAGATGAACAAATCGGAATCGCAAGCCACGCTTGTGAGCTATCCGACGTTGTATGCATGCCTGAGTCGGATCGCTGGAGACATTGGAAAGCTGCCGTTCGTGATCCGCAAACGTGACGGCGCGACGTGGCGCGACATTGAAACCCCGGCATTCTCGCCGGTTTTGCGCAAGCCGAACAATTACCAGACCGCGCAGCAGTTCCGTGAATCCTGGTCGTTGGCGAAATTGCTGACTGGCAACGCCTACATCCTCAAGCAACGCGACAATCGCGGCATTGTGACGAGCCTTTACACGCTCGATTCCAGCAAGGTCTTGCCACTCGTGTCCGATGACGGCGCGGTGTTCTACCAAGTCAATTACGGCTACGGCAACAACCTGTTGCCCGCGAACTATCCAGCTGAGCGGCTTGTTATTCCCGCGCGCGAAATCATCCATGACAGGATGAATTGCTTCAATCACCAGTTGCTTGGCGTCCCGCCGTTGTGTGCTGCGTATTGGCCGACTGTCAAGAACTCTAAGATTCTCACCAGCGCGTCGAAGTTCTTTGCCAACAATGCGCAGCCGGGAGGGTTGCTTACTGCACCTGCGGGAATGAGCAAGGCGGATGCTGATGCCGTCAAGACATATTGGGACGCCAATTTCAGCGGCGACAATTCCGGCAAGGTCGGCGTGATCGGCGCGGATATGAAGTTCACCAGCTTTGCGATGAAGGGCGCAGACGCGCAGCTTGTCGAGCAGATGCAGTACAGCGATCAGCAGATTTGCCAGCCGTTCGGCATTCCTCCGTTCAAGATCGGTATTGGTTCAATCCCCGCAGGGCTTGGTGTTGCGGCGATCAATTTACTTTATTTCGACGATGCGTTGAGCGCACATATCGAGGCGATGGAAAACTTGCTGGATGAAGGCTTGGCGATTCCGTCGGACATGGGCGTCTGGATGGACACGGAACCGCTGTTGCGCATGGATGTTGCCGCGCAGGCGGATGTTGAAGTGAAGCTGGTCGGCGGCAAGATCAAGACGCCGGACGAAGGCCGCGCGCGGTTCAACCTTGCCCCGACTGGCGGCGGTTCGACGTTGTGGGGCCAACATCAAGACTACCCGCTTGGCGTCCTTGCGGAACGCAATGACCTGAATCCTGCGCCAGTTGCGCGGCCTGCTGAAAAACCGGAAGGTGATGGCAATGAAAAAGTTCAAGAGAGCGTTCGATCAATCGGAAGATGTTTTGAGCCGGACTGGGGAGTCGTCTGAACAACCCGAAATTTTTCAGAACGTTCAGCAGGCACAATATCCGCATTTGATTGCGCTTGCTGACAAATGGGATGCGCGCGCGAGTGAGATTGAAGTTACTGCGAAGGCGTATAGTTGCCGCTCAATGGATCAACTATACATAACCTACATAAAACAAGCAGAACGGTTGAGGATGTGCGCTGCCCAGCTGCGCGCAGCGCTGGAGGGTGATGCCGATGCAACTTGATGATGTAGTTCGCGCCGTCCAAATTGGCATGGCTTCGGTCAATGCGCGATTTATTGCGGTCGCGGAAAGGCTTGCAGCGCTGGAATCGCGCGCGCCTGAAAAAGGCGACAAGGGCGACTCAGGACGCGACGCCGATCCAATCGCCATGTCAGAAGTCGTGCACCAAGTGATGGCCGGCCCTGAAATGAAGACGCTTGTTTCGATGCAGGTCGCTGAGTCTGTTGCGGAGTATTTCGTTGCACATCCACCGGTTCGCGGCGAGAAGGGTGAAAAGGGGGATGCAGGCAAAGACGCTGCCCCTATCGACTATGAAAAACTTGTGTCCGTTGCGCAGTCGAAAATTGCCCAATCGGTGAGCGAGTTCATTTCTGCGCATCCGCCTGCATGCGGCGAGAAAGGTGACAAGGGCGAAACCGGCATCGGGTTGACCGGTATGTTGATCAATCGCGACGGCTCACTGATTGCCACCATGAGCGATGGCCGGGTGCATGATCTTGGGCAAGTGCAAGGCAAGGATGCGCTTGCAGTGGACGATCTGGAGGCTACGTTCGATGTTGAGCGAGGTCTTGTCCTGACGCTTGGCGCTGGCGAGCGCAAGAAGGAATTGGCAGTCAAGGTTCCGGTGTTGCGTCATATTGGGTTTTGGCAGTCCGGCATGACGGCTGAGTCGGGCAACACCACGACGCACAACGGCAGCTTGTGGATCGCTACGCGCGCGACGCGGCAGGAACCTGGTTATCAGTCAACCGATTGGACGCTCGCGGCTCGCAAGGGCGCGGACGGGCAGCACGCGCCGGTGAAGATCAATGGCAAATCTTGATCTAGTCACGCTGGCGGATGCGCGCGAGCAACTCCGAATCGATGCCGACAGCACGGGCAGCGCGGATGACGCGTGGCTGGCGATTGCGATCAGCGCGGCGAGCGAAGCCGTGCGCGGGTGGCTTGGCGAGGATGACCGGCTATATGTCCCGGAGCGCGATTCGCTTGGCGTCATCATCCGGGACAGCACGGGCAAGCCTACGCCGGAAGTGGACAGCGCTGGCACTCCGACGATTGCGCCGTCTGTGCGACTGGCCGTCATGGTCGAGGTGGCGATGCAATACCGCTATAGGGAAGGCGAGGCGAAGGACAGCGTCATTGATCCGGCTGCCGGCTACACATTGAACAAAGCCAGCGTTGCGCTTTTGACCCCGCTGCGGCAGCCGGTGGCGCGATGAGCGGCGTTGCTGCCGGTAAGTTGCGCCACCGCGTGCGGATCGAGCGGCAGGCGACGGTGCTCGACAGTTTCGGGCAGCAATCGACCGGCTGGACGCTTATTGCGACTGTATGGGCGGCGGTTGAGCCGTTGTCTGCGCGTGAATTTGTCGCTGCGTCACAATCGCAATCCGAGGTGTCGGCACGCATTACGATCCGTTACCGCGCGGATTTGCTGGCTTCCGACCGCCTCGTGTTTCGCGGCAAGACATACAACATTGCTGGCGTGCTGCCGGATGCCGAATCCGGGCTGGAACATATCACGCTGCCGGTTTCCGAAGGCGTGAACGCAGGATGATTGCATCGATTCTTTGTACCGGCCCGAGCATGTCGCAAGCCGTTGCCGACTCGGTGCGCGGCACGTTCGTCGTTGCGGTGAACGCGACCTATGGGCTTGCGCCGTGGGCGGATGTGCTCGTGGCGAACGATTCGACTTGGTGGCACGAAAACCCCAATGCGCGGAAGTTCGCAGGCCGCAAAGTCGCCGGAACGTGCATTGTCGGCGCGGAACACCTTTGCGGCGGGATGATGCGCAGCGACTTGTGTTCAGGCGTGGTCGCACTTGAGGTTGCGGCACGCGCTGGCGCGGATGAAATCCGGCTGTATGGCGTGGACTTCGGCGATGGCCATTACTTCGGCGACTACGCCAATGGGCGCAATACCACGGCGGCACGGCGCGAGGTTCACCGCAAGCAATTTGCGGAATGGCGCGACTCGCATGCTGGCGTTCGGGTGGTGAATTGCACGCCGGGTTCGGCGCTGGACGTGTTCCCGTTCTCGCCATGATGACGGTCGTCCTGTTCAAGTGGCAAGACCGCTACCACGGATACAAGCCGAAGTTCAGCGCGCGCCACGTCAACGCAATGGCGAACATGGTAGACGCGCACTATCCCGACCAGCATCGTTTCGTGTGTTTCACGGATGATGCGGAAGGGATTGACTCGCGCATTCAATGCGCGCCGGTCTGGGATGATTTTGCAGACGTGCCGAACCCGACCGGCGGAGGCAGGCCGTCGTGCTATCGGCGACTGAAATTGTGGGCACCGGAAATGGCGGAGGTTCTCGGGCCGCGCTTCGTGCACCTTGACCTTGATGGCGTGGTTTGTGGCGACCTTCGCCCGTTGTGGAATCGTCCCGAGGACGTTGTCATGTGGGCCGATCCGCAAGGGCGTTGGCCGTACATCGGCGCGACGTTCCTTTGCAATGCAGGCGCGCGCCCGGAAGTTTGGACGGACTTCAATCCGGCCAAGTCGCCGATTTTGGCGGCGTGCAAAGGGTATCAGGGCAGCGATCAGGCATGGCTTTCGTACCGCATCCCGAATGAAGCCAGGTGGACACAAGCGGACGGCATCTATCGGCAACTGCCACGACAGCTTGCGATCAAACCGGACAATGCGCGGGTCGTGTTCACGACCGGCATTCGCCCGCCGTGGGATGCTGATGTGGGCTGGATCAAGGAACACTGGCATGCTTACGCTGATAACGCCGACGTGTGACCGGCCTGTTGGCATCGCGTTGTGCGAGCGTTGGATGACGCGCCAGACGATTCAGCCGGATCAGTGGATTGTAGCGGATGGCGGGCAGACCCCGGCGCGGCTCACAATGGGGCAGGATCATGTCTGGCAGAAGGCCCCCGCTGGCGCTGGCAATCTAGCTGGCAATATCCTCGCTGGCATCGATGCCGCGCGCGGGGATATGGTTCTCATTATTGAGGACGATGATTACTACCATGCCGACCACTTGGCACATTGCGTCGAGCGGTTGAAATTCGCAGACGCCTGCGGATTTGGGTGGCTGCATTATTACCACGTGGCCGCGCGCCGTTGGATCAAACTGCCGAATACCGGCTCCGCTTTGTGCCAGACCGGATTGCGCCGAAAATTGCTCCCTGCCCTAGCCAGCGCCGCTAAAGCAGCCGCGCGAGCAGGTGACTATCGGATAGACGGGCGATTCTGGGCGGGGCGTACAGCGCTAGCCATGGGCCGCCAGACGGTGGTCGGGATCAAGGGGCTGCCCGGCACGGTTGGCCTAGGTGTCGGACACCGTCCATTTGCATCCGGCAGGGCGTGGATTGAAGATCCCGAAGGGCGTATACTTAGCCAATGGATCGGCGCTGATGCCGAACCGTATTTGAGGCTGGCCGATGGCGCAGTTCGTGACGGCGGAATGGCAGGGCGTGCGCGACCTTAATCGCAGGTTCAACGATCTTGCAAACTTGATCGGCGACCGCAAGGCGCAGGGCGCGCTCAATGCCGCGTCGCGCAAGGCGCTCGCGCCGATGAAAAAGCGCGCAATCCAAAACGCGCCATACGATCCCACGCCGGATGGAATTCACATCCGCGAAAACATCATCATCCGCAAAAGCAAGCAATCGCGCTCGGGCCACACCGTGCATCAAGTCACGATGCGATGGAAGGATCGCGCGTACAAGGACACCAAGGAAAACCGGCGCAAGAAGCGCGTTGGGCAGAACTGGAAGGACGAAGGTTTCCTGTTCTATGCCAAGTTTCAAGAGTTCGGATTGCCGAGCCGGAACATCCCGCCGAAGGCGTTTCTGCGCCGCGCATTCCAGGAAACCAAGGATGGGGTTCAGCCGATCTTTTCGGAAGCGTTCGGCGAATACATCAAGAAGTACGCGGAGAAGTACGGATGATGCCACCGAACGTCTACGCAATCCTGTCAGGTGCACCAGCTGTGATCGCAATCGTGGCGCAGCGCATCTTCCGCACCAGTGTGCCAGAAGGCGAGACCAGACCGTATGTCGTTTGGACGCCGGTTGCGAGCAATGCGGAATTGAACCTATCGGACTTGCCGGATATGGATGATTCGCGCGTGCAGGTAGATTGTTATTCGACGTCGCAACAACAAGGCACGACACTCATGCAGGCGGTGCTCGCGGCTTTTGAAGCGGTAACGCATGTGGTGGCAGGCCCATTTGAGGGGTACGATTCGGAAACGAAGATGTTTCGATGGACATTCGATGCGGAATTTTGGGAGGGTAGATGAGCGGCCAATGCGCGGTATAGTGCGTGTTGCGTCCGTTGCGCTTGGGGTATACTAGTTCCGTCCCAAGCCCGGTACGGCGGGTTAATCCCGCGCCATTCCGGCGTCCTGCGGTGCGATAACCGCAACTAATTTCGGCGGTCCGGACTGCCGAAAACGACTGTCGAGATGACAGCCGAACATGAACGTCGTGAGACGTCCTTTTCCCATCTAGATGGAGGCAAGACAATGGCTGTTAAAACGAAAGGCACTGAGCTGTGGCTCGTGCGCAACGCAACGGCGGGGTATTCGATTGTCAAGATCGGCTGCCCGACCGGTATCAGCGGGCTGGGCGGCGGAAAGTCGCAAATCGAAGTCACATGCTTGGATTCGACCGAGCAGGAATTCGTCGCCGGGTTCGCCCAGCCGGGTGCCGTGACTGTGAACCTGGATTTCGACCCGACGAAGATTTCGCACACCGAATTGTGGGCATACGCGGAATCGGGCGAGACCTTGACGTGGGCAATCGGATTCAGCGATGGCACGACTGTGCCAACAGTGGATAGCTTGGGTGTCGTGACGTACCCGCCGACGCGCACGTTCATCAATTTCCAAGGCTACGTCTCCGATCTGCCGCTGGACTTCGCGCTAAATTCGGTCATCAAGTCTGCGATGCAGATTCAGCGCAGCGGCGTGCGTACCTTGCACATCAAGGCGTGATGATTTGCCCGCCGACTCGGGCCACTCCCTTTCATTGCTTCGGCAAGGTCTACCGGGCGGCGGGCATCCCTTTCAAGGGAGTAGGAGTAGGAGCATACCGTTATGAGTATCATCAATGATTTTGAAGCGCCGCAGACCGTGTCGCGCGTGATTGAGGTTGCCGGCAAAAAGGCGACGTACAACGTGCGCGAGTTGACCGCGCAGGAAACGGAAGACATTTTCGCGTCCTTGCGCACCGGCACCGAGGATCAAAAGGCGAAGGCGGCGATTGCGTCCAGTGCGAAATTGATTGCGGTGTGCGTTACCCGCGAGGATGGCACGCCGATTACTGTTGAACAGGCAAAGAAATTCCGCGCGCCTTTGGTGAAGGTATTGCAAGAAGCTGCGATGGAAGTCAATGGCCTTGATGTCGGAGAAGCGGGAAACGCATCACTGCCAGAGAACGAATCTGGCACCTGATTGCTTTGCGGCTTGGCGGGCGCACCATCAAGGAATGGAAGCGCGCAATGTCGGAAAAGGAGTTCCAGCGTTGGATGCAATTTCATTCCGAGGAACCGCTGGGCGATACGGAGAATTTGCAGATTCCGATTGCCGCATTGCGCGCTGATTTGATAAACATCAATCAAGCATCGAATGCGCAGCCACGGACGATCAAGGACATGATCATTTTCGGTATCAAGGACGATGGCGACATTGAACAGCAGTTGTTAAAAGAGGACTGGTAATGTCAGGCATCGGTCAAGTATCGCTCGATTTGCTTGTCAACACGACGAAATGGCGTGAGGGCTGGCAACAGGCTGTCGGCATTTCCGACAAGCAAATGCAGGTGATACAAGACCGCGCCGCCTCAATTGGGAAAGGGTTGACTGTCGCATTCACAACCGCAGCCGCAGGGCTGACCGCGCTGACGGTTTCCGCGATCAATGCCGCAGACGGCATGAATGATCTGGCGCAGAAGACCGGCGTTTCGACCGAGAAGCTGTCCGCGCTGCAATTGATCGCCAAGCAATCCGGCGCGGATATCAATGTGCTCGGCAACGGGCTTGCGAAGCTTGCCAAATCCGCAAGCGATGCGGCGCAAGGCGCAGCGCAACAGAAGCAAGCATTCGCGGCGATTGGCGTTTCCGTGCTTGACTCGAACGGCAAGCTGAAATCGACGTCTGAATTGCTCGATCAGGTTGCCAAGAAATTCGCGGGGTATAAGGACGACGCTGCGAAGGCCGCGCTCGCTCAAGCGTTGTTTGGGAAGTCCGGCACCGAATTGATTCCTGCGCTCAATTCCATTGGGCAAGGAACCGAGGAAGCAACGAAGTACGTCAAGGCATTTGGCGCGGAAATTTCTACGGCGACAGCGCACAGTGCCGACGCATTCAATGACAAGATGGAAGTGCTCAAGCTCGGGTTATCCGGGTTTGGGAACAGCGTCGCGTCCAAAGTTTTGCCTGCGCTGAACGAGCTTGCGGACAAATTGATTGGCACCGCAACAAAGGGCGATGGCCTGAAGAAGCTTGGCGAGAAGATCGGCGACGGGCTTGCCTACGCGATCCGCAACATTGATTCGATCATCGAAAACATCAAGCGGTTCGGTGAAGTTGTTGCGACAATCTACGCAAGCAAGCTGATTTTGTCCGGGCAGCAATGGATCGAGTCGCTCGCGAAGCAACGCGCAGCGGCAGCCGCAAGCGGAGAAGCCCAAGCCGCGTCAATTGGGCTTTTGCAAAAGTCTCTTGGTGTTGCTATCGCTGGGGTTGCCGGCTGGAACATCGGCACCTACCTGCGTGAGAAATTCCAGGTCGTTGCGGACGCAGGTGCGTATCTTGTGTATGGGCTTTCCAAAGCATGGGAGGCGTTGAAGTTCGGGACGCAATCGGCATTCCTGAATATCGTGAAGACGGTTGCTGATAGCGTGCAGGCGGTGCGCGACAAGATTGCCGATCTGATAGACGGATTCGTGAGTCTTGCACAAGTCAAGTTGCCGTTCGGACAGACAGCAGACTTCACCTATGGCTCGGCGGAGAAGCTCGCGGCGGTTGCTGATGGCCTGCGCCAGACGACGGACACAGCCAAGGCGACGGACGCTGCGCTCGCGTCGCTCAATAAACAATGGGAAGATTCTGCGAAAGCAAACGACGACATGCTTGCGATCATGCTCGACCAAAGCGCGTGGGATCATGCCGAGCACAACGTTAAGGGGACAGCGGACAGCGTCAAGGGTATTGCGAATGCAGCGCAAGAGGCGGCTCCGACGCTGAAAGATTTGAGCAAGATCAAAGTAGACGATACTGCGATCAAGGCGCTTGAGCAGCTTATCAAGCTCGTGCAGCAATACCAGACTGAGCTTGATGACTTGCAGCGGCAGCTTGCCGGGGAAACCAGTGCTCAAATTGCATTCGAGCATGCCATTATTGCGGCAGCCGATGCGTACCAAAAAGCGGGCGGCGCGGCAAATGCGGCTGCGCAGAAGGCATTTGAAAAGGCTGTCGCGCTTGCGAAGCAAGCCAAAGAGGCGACAGACGAATTGCAGAAACAAGCGAATGATGCTTCGGTTGTAGATACAGCGCAGCATATTGCTGAAGCGCTTGATAACAACCCATTCAAGAAACAATTGGACGATATCGATAAATTGCAGGCAGCAATTGATATCGTCGGAAACAAACTCAGCAAGGCATACGACCCTGAAAAGTTGAAAGGCTTCCTCGCAGCGCAAGAAAAAGCGCGGATGAGCATCTCTATAGGTGTCGTTGGCGCTGCCGAACAAGCGGTGCGCGGCATCCAGACGCTCGCAAAGCAAGGGTCGAAGGAATTCGCGGCATTGGAAATTGCAGCGGACAGTCTTGCGGTGACGCAAGCGATCCTGTCCATCATCACAGCGAGCACGCTGCCACCTCCCGCCGGGTTTGTGACAATGGCGGCAATGGCCGCGTCGATCATCCCGCTGCTGGCGCAGATCGGTCAATCGATCAATGTCCTTTTTGGCTCAGGCCCAAGCGCGTGGGAAGCGCAAACCGCAGCATCGCGGCAAGCATCGCAAGGCACCGGCACAGTTTTGGGCGACGTCACAAAGCAAAGCGAATCCATTGCAAAGGCGATGGACATCACTGCGAGCGCGACGAGCAAGCTTGTCGGCATCAATACCGGCATGCTGCGTGCGTTGCAGACGCTCCAACAAGCGCTTGGCGCGGCTGGGACACAGTTGGCGCATGGCGCAGGCAATGCGACATTTCCTGGCGTTGGTGGCGGCGGATTCAATCTTGACCCGTTTGGTGGCGATCCGCTAACAGGAGCAATCAGCAATTTCCTTTTCGGCGGCAAGAAAAAGGTCATCGATCAAGGCATTGTTATTGCTGCAAGCACGCTTGGTGACATGCTGAATCAGATTGTCGTCGGCGCATATCAGACGATCCACAAGAGCGGTGGGCTGTTCAGCAGCGGCAAGACCTACGATCAGACAGCGGACGTTTCGGACGCCTTCACCAAGCAATTCCAACTTGTCATTGGCTCGATTGCTGACGCGGTGCGCGAAGGCGCGAAGGCATTGGGTATTTTGCCAGACCAAATCGAAGCCGCGATTGCAGCGTTCAAGATTGCCGAGACCCATATCAGCTTGGAAGGTTTGTCTGCGGAAGATCAGCAGAAAGCGATTGAAGCGGTGTTCTCGTCCATCTTTGACGGCCTTGCTGGTGCGGTCGTGCCCTTCATCGGCCAATTCCAGAAGGTTGGCGAGGGTTTGGGCGAAACGCTGGTGCGTGTCGCGACCGAAGTTCAGGTAATGCAAGAGGCAGTGAAGCAATTGGGCCTGTCGGTGAACGTCACAGATCCCGAGAAGTTCGCGCAGATCGCAGACGGGCTTGTGAACATGGTCGGCGGCATCGATGCATTCATCACTGGCATGCAATCCTTCACGGACAAGTTCGCGCCGGATTCGGTCAAGCGCCAGTTGCAATTCGACGCGCTCACCAGTGCATTCGAGCAGGTTGGCTTGGTGCTGCCCGCCACGCGCGATGGCATGTATGAGCTCATGAAGTCGTTGGACGCGACGACGCAAGCGGGGCAGGAACAGATCGCGGCGCTGTTGCGACTTGCAGACGTTGCGGATGCGTACTATTCCGGGCTTGAGAAGCAAGGGGACGCGATGCAGTCGTACCTTGACTTCATCGCGAAATTCGATCCCGTCACGCAATCGTTGTCGAAATTCGAGAAGGCGCTGCTGGACGTGAATACGTCCCTGGCTGCGAACATCGCCAAGGCGGACGAGCTTGCAAAAGCGAATGGGCTTGCAGGGGCCAGTGCGCAGGACATCGGCAAGATCATCGCCGCCAGCGTGCAGCAAGGCGTGCAAGCGGTGCAGGCATTGGAAGCCGAGGCTGCGCAATTGGCGCAAACGCTGTTCGGCACCGACTACCAGACACAGATCAGCGCGCTGCAATCGCGCCTGGAGAAGGATCGAGCGGCGTTCAATGCCGGGAACCTGATAGCTGGCGCGTTCGCGCTGAACGACCAGAAACAGCTTGCCGCGCTGCAAGCCGAGTACGACAAACAACAGGCAGCGGCGAAGAAACAGCAAGACTTTTTGCAGGCCGCAACTTTGCTCGGAGACTTGGGCCAAATCAGCGCCGTTACTGGCCAAGGGCTTGGCGACTTCGCGAAAGCGTTCTCTATCCCGCTGGACAAATTCGCCAGCATGCTTGGAACCGATCAGGCTGATCTTGCGAAGGAATTCGACCAGCAAGTCAAGCTCGCGAATGCGGCGCTGGAAACAAACAGCATCCTTGAACAAATCCGCGACATCCTGAG